TTCTGGATAGAGTTGTAGCAAAGTTAAAACGATACGATTACGAATATACATTTAAAGATAGTAAGTACTATGGTCTTCCGTTTGAAGTAAACGAGGAGATATGCCCAGAAGGCGTTGCAGACTACATGAAAAGTATCTGTAGTCATAATCCCTATGATTACCAAATAGACGCTGTTTACGAGTGTTTGAGGTACAATAGAAAACTTATACTGAGTCCTACTGCATCTGGTAAATCTTTAATGATCTATTCGATCATAAGATATTATATCGCAAAAGGTAAAAAGATTCTGCTTGTATTTCCAACTACAGGTCTTGTTCGTCAGATGTTTAATGACTTCAAGGATTATGGATGGGATGCTGATGAATATTGTCATTTGATTTATTCGGGTAAAGAGAAGCATACTAATATGCCCGTTACTCTCTCTACATGGCAATCTTTATATACTCTTCCTAAAAAATATTTTGAAAGTTTTGACTGTGTGATTGTCGATGAGGCACATGGAGCAAAGTCAAAGTCATTGATTGACATTATGAAAAAATGTCACAATGCAAAATATCGTTTTGGGTTTACTGGAACTCTTTCTGGAAGTAATACTCATGAGTGGGTTGTTTGTGGATTGTTTGGTCCGCAATATAAGACGATTGGGACTTCTGAGATGATTGAGAAAGGAAGAGCATCTCAGTTGGATATTAACTGTTTACTTCTTAAGCATAAACCTCAGAAGTTTGAGACTTATGAAGATGAGATTCAGTTTCTTATTACTAATGATAAACGAAATAAGTTTGTTAGAAATTTGGCGCTTAGTCTCAATGGTAACACTCTTGTATTATTTTCAAGAGTAGAAACTCATGGACAGATACTATTCGATTTGATAAATAATCGTAAGGAAGAAGGTCGAAAGGTTTTCTTCGTTCATGGTGGAGTTGATACAGACGAAAGAGAAGCAATTCGACAGATTACTGAGAATGAAAATAATGCAATCATCGTTGCTTCTTATGGTGTATTCAGTACAGGTATTTCTATTAAAAGACTTCATAATATAATTTTTGCATCACCTAGTAAGTCAAGAATAAGAAATCTACAAAGTATTGGAAGGGTATTGAGAAAAGGAAAAAACAAGGATAAAGCTACCCTTTATGATATTGCTGATGATACCACATATAATTCAAAGAAAAATTATACATTAAATCACTTTATAGAAAGAATTAAAATTTACGTCGAAGAAGATTTTAACTATGAGATAATACCAATAAACATCGGAGGAACATAATATGGAAGATGATTTTTATGCATCAATAAAACTAATCAGTGGTGAAGAAATCTTTGCAAGGGTAATGCCCTGTGTCCAAAAAACTAATTTTACATTACTATTAAACAACCCAGTAACATTTTCTGAGATTAAAAATAGAAATGGAATAACCGGATACAAAATTGAACCATGGTTGAAGACTAATCATGAAGATATGTTAGTTATAAGCATGGAAAGAGTGATTACTATATCTGAAACAACTGATGCTGAAATAATCGAAATGCATCAATCATTTGTTAATAAATTTTATACTATGAAAAATAAAAAATTTAAAGATGGAAATATAACTAAAAAAATGGGATACCTTGGCACTGTAAAAGATGCTAAAAATCTTTTAGAAAAAATATACAGAAAATCTCCTGATGTAGATATACATAAAGATAATTAAGTATTAATATTTCTCAAAGGGCAACAAACCCAGTCTAGTGACTTTATGAGATTTTGTCAAGCCCCCTTGATTTTTTTGATTAAAAATGTTATTATGTCTACATAATAGATTAAGATATTTTTATGGTTTACAATCCCGGCGTCATGGCTAAAAGAAAAAGATCTGTTCATTATGTGAATAATAAAGAATTTCTTGAAGCACTTATAAAGTACAGAGAAGAGGTTGAGTTAGCGGAGCAAAGAGGAGATCCGAAACCAAGGATAAGTAACTATCTTGGAGAATGTTTTCTCAAAATTGCGACTCATTTATCGTTTAAACCAAACTTCGTAAATTATATTTTCAAAGATGATATGATTTCTGATGGTATTGAAAATTGTGTTCAATACATTCATAACTTTAACCCAGAGAAGTCAAAAAATCCTTTTGCATATTTTACACAAATTATTCACTACGCATTTCTTAGAAGAATTCAAAGAGAAAAGCGTCAGTTAGATATTAAAAATAAAATCCTGGAACGCACTGGATTTGACGAAGTGTTCCATGATGACTCTGGTATTGACGGAATGAACTACAGCGACTATAATTCCATCAAAGACTCTGTGCATTCCAAACTCCGTAACTGATGAAGGTAGCAATCATAACTGATCAGCACTTCGGTGCTAGGAAAAACTCAAAACTGTTTCACGATTACTTCCTTAATTTTTACGAGAATGTATTTTTCCCCAGTTTGGAAAAGGAGGGTATTTCTGTCGTTGTTGATCTTGGTGACACTTTCGATAGTCGTAAAGGCATTGATTTCTCTGCTCTAGCATGGGCAAAGGATCATTACTATGATAGACTTGCAGATATGGGCATTGAGGTTCACACTGTTGTGGGAAATCACACCGCCTATTACAAGAATACGAATGATATTAATGCAGTAGATCTCCTTTTACGAGAATATTCCAACATAAAAATATACAGTGAACCTACTGAAATCAAAATTGGAAATCTCGACGTTTTACTTTTACCATGGATAAATCCCGAAAATGAAAGCAACACTTATTCACTTATTAAAACTACAACTTGCTTATGTGCGATGGGGCACCTTGAGTTGGCAGGATTTAGAGTTAATTCGCAAATCATCATGGAGCATGGTTTGGAGAGCAAACTATTTGAGAAGTTCTCCAGGGTCTACAGCGGTCACTATCACACTAGATCGAATGATGGACGAGTCTTCTACCTAGGAAATCCTTATGAGATCTATTGGTCTGATTGGAATGATACTAGAGGATTCACAATTTTTGATACGGAAACTTTAGACCATCATCATATTGATAATCCTTACAACATTTTTGAGATTATTAATTATGATGAAGATGTTACTGAGTTAGATTCTGATTACGAAAATAATATTGTAAAGGTTGTAATAAAAAATAAAAAAAATCAACTTAAATATGAAAAATTTTTAGACAAACTTTACGCACAAAATCCCGCTGAAGTAAAAGTTGTAGAAAACTTTGAAATCACTCTAAAAGACTTTGAACAAGATATAGAGTCAGAAGATACTATTTCTACTTTGAATAGATATATTCAAGAGTCTGAAACTACGATGGACAAAACTAGGATCATGGATATCATGAGCGAAGTGTATCAGGAGTCATGCGAGATGGTGTAGAATGTATATCATAACATTAGAGGGTAGAGAAGAGGAGGGAGCATACTCCGTGACAAATGAAGATGGTGATCAAGTCCTTTACATGTTCGAGGACGAAGATGACGCACTTCGGTTTGCTATGATGCTTGAAGACGATAGGGATTACCCTCCAATGCATGTGATAGAAGTTGATGATGATGCTCTACTTTCAGCATGTAGAGAAAACTCATACGAGTATAATATTTTTTCACAACATGAATTTGTAATACCCCCGGAAGAAGACGGTAATGATTTTATTTGAAAAAATTCGATGGAAAAACTTTTTAAGTACTGGAAACCAGTTTATTGAGATTGACTTTTTAAAAAACGGATCCACATTAATTGTGGGGCAAAATGGTGCAGGTAAGAGTACTCTTCTTGATGCTCTTACTTTTGTATTGTTTGGTAAATCTTTCAGAGGAATTAATAAACCACAACTTGTTAACTCTGCAAATGAAAAAGATTGTGTTACCGAGATAGAGTTTAAGATTGGATCTGTCGAATGGAAAGTTGTAAGAGGTATAAAACCGAATTTGTTTACGATTTCTCGAAACGGTAAGGAAATAGATCAACAGTCGTCCGCAGCCGATCAGCAAAAGTGGTTTGAGCAAACAGTGCTCAAAATGAACTATAAGTCATTTACGCAGGTTGTTATTATTGGTAGTAGTAACTTTACTCCTTTTATGCAACTTACTCCGGCAAGTAGAAGAGAAGTTATTGAAGATCTTCTTGATATTAAAGTGTTTTCTTCTATGAACTCTTTAATTAAAGATAAGATAAAACTGCAAAAAAGTGAAGTTAATACTTTAGAACTCAAGAAAGATTCTCTTAATGATAAAGTAGAAATGCAAGAGAGTTTTATTGAAAAAATTAAGAATGAAGGAAAGGATAAAATACAATCATTAAATGATGATAATGAAAAGTTTAGAGAAGAGTGTGATTCTTATATAAGTGCAAATGATTCTCTCGAAGAAGAACTTTTTAGTAATAACAAGCAAATAGAAGAACTTTCGGATTGTAAGTCCAAACTTAAAAAGTTTGGAAATCTTAAAGGTAAATTTTCTCAAAAAATATCAACAGCAAAAGAAGACAAAGAATTTTTTGAAGAAAATTCGGTTTGCCCTACCTGCAGACAAAATATAGAAAATAAACATAAGTTAAATATTATTAGTGAGTCTGAAAAAAAGACAAAGGATCTGCAATCTGCATATAAAGAACTTGAGCAGGCCATTCGTGATGAAGAAATCAGAGAAGATCATTTCCTTCGGATTTCAAAAGTAGTAAACAACCTAACGAATGAAATTTCTCAAAATAATCTTAGAGTCTCTGGACTCCAAAGAAGAATCCGAGATAATGAATCGGAAATTCAAAGAATTACCAATGACTTGGAAAACGAAAATTCTGAACATGAGAAGTTAGCGGAGTTTAAAGAAAAACTGAATACTGTCTTCGAGGATTTATCCGAGAAGAAAGAGACAATTTCATACTACGATTACTGTTACAGTCTTCTAAAAGACTCAGGTGTAAAAACTCAGATCATCAAAAAGTATCTTCCTCTAATCAATCAACAAGTGA